TATTAATGGATAAAATAAAAAAAATATATTTTGATCTTGAAACAAAGGTTAAAGAAAAACCTATGAAGTTTTTTATAGGGATGTTTATTCTGTTTGTTATCGCAATAATAATTTAAGGATTTAAATGCTTTTAGAAAAAGATTTTGTAATGCAAGGTGGAGTGAGAAATTATTTAGGTAAAACTGAGGAAGTAACAGCACCTAAATTTTGGCAATCATCTAAAAATAGTCCAAAGACTGAACTTGCATACATTACAGAAGAAGAAAAAGGATTGTTAGCTGATGCTAATTTACATGGTTCATTAAAAAATGGAAAACCAAATATAGGTGCATCTGGTTTATTAAGTTACGATGGCTTTGGTTCAACAGATCCAGGTCAAAATAGAGCTGGTGTTGATGTATCAAGAGATATGGATAGAGGTAGGGATGAAAGACAAGATACCAGATCATCTGGCGGTGGACAAGTTTCAGCATATCAAGGAATAACAGATACCACATATAATACAGCTAGAGATAATAATGTTTTAGAGGAACCAACTTTTACTGGTGAAGTACAAGACACTACAAATCTTGCTGATCCACCAAAAGGTAAATTAGAAACTTTTTTTGATGATGTAAAAGAATTCTTTGCTGGTGGTGGTATAGTAGGTAATGTTGCAAAAGGTGTAGTAGATTTTATTGCTCCTATATCAGGAGCGATACAAAAAAAAGCTATTAAATATAGTTTAAATAAAAAGCTTGAAAAAATTTATAAAGATAATCCTGATTTTGAAGATTATGAAAGTGAAGGTGAAATTCCTGGATTAATTGGTGTTGATGTAAGAGATTTACAAAGAGATTTAAGAGGCTTAGAAGATGGAACTTTTACACAAAAAGATTATACAGCAAAATATGGAAGTGGCGATGGTACAAATCCATTAGACGCATCTTTTAATCCAGCAACACTTAGGGATGATGAAAGATCAGAGTTGGAAACAATTTTTGCACCAGAACTTGCTTATGCAATAGGAAACACTACTCCACAAAATTCAATGGTTAATGAATACTTTGCAAATATAAATAACAATAATTTAGGAATTAATTCAGCTTACATGGACACCTATAATAAAGCAAAATCAGACATGGCAGCCAAGTTACAATTAACTAACAATACTCAACAATATGGATATGCACCATTCCCATATCAAAATAACAGAATGACTATGACATCTGCTAATCCATTTTTTGATGAGTTAAACAATCAGGGATTAATATAATGAGTATATTAAAAGGATTATTACAAAACGAAGAATTTTTAATTGGAGCTGGTTTATTACAACAAGGTTCACAAGGTCAAAACATTGGCCAAGCAATATTTCCTACAATATTTAATACACAAAAAATTATGGCTAACAACGCTACTAGCCAACTAAGAAAATTGCAAATAGAAAATGCAAAAAAAGCATCTGAGGTTACTAATTTTAATTTAAAAAAATCACAATATGATTTTGATAAAATTATTGAAAAAGATGAAAACTTGCAAAAATTAATTGATAGCGATGTTTTTAATGAAAAAGAAAAACTTTTATTAGGTGCTGGTTTAAAATTACCAACAAAAACTAATAAATTGAGTGCCTTTTTAAGTGATGCTAAAGCTTTAGGTGTTGATGTTCAAAGTTCAGAGTTTTTAAAAATGTGGATGATGAAAAATTTACCTAAAAAAGGTTTAGATATTCAATTTGATGAAAACAACAATATAACATCTATTACTACTGGTGGTGTTGATACATCAACAATTGGAGAAAAAGAAACAGAAAAAGCTGAAGCTAAACTAGGTGTTAAAGATATAGATTTATCAAAAACCATTCAAACAGATTATGATATTCTACAAGGAAATATTGTAGCATTACAAAATAAAGTGGCAAATAGTCAAATTGGATTTACTGGATCTGTTATATCAGGATTTAATGTAATCTCAGATCAATTTGCACAAGCAAGTGAAGTTATAGGAGATAAGTTTAAAAACAAAGCTACAAAAGAAGCTGACGATTATCTTAATTCTAAAGGTATAACAAAAAAAGCACAAAATTATGCTCAAATAAAATCATCAATAATTAATTTAAGTTATGAATTAGCAAAAATTGCTGAACCAGGTAATCCTAAATATTCTGAAGGTGATATTAAAAGACAGTTAGATAGAATTAGATGGGGTGGATCAAGAGATCAAATTATAGCTGGTTTGCAACAAGTCTTAGAAGATACATACAATACAGCTTCTAAACAATTTGCAAGATATAACCCAGAGGGAGATTTTGGTTTTGAAAATCCTAAAAAGCAAGTAGGCGGTGATAATAAACAAGGTAGTAATTTAGATGAAGAAGAAAACGATCCATTAAAATTAAGATAAACTAATGACATTAACAGAATTTAGAAAAACTTACCCTCAATACAATGATGTTCCTGATTTGGAATTAGCTGACAAATTACATGATAAGTATTATCAAGATATAGATAAAAATGAATATTATAAAAGTTTATTTCCAGATATAGCACAAGTTAAAATAGCAAGAGGTGAAAATTTAAACTTTGCAGACGACAACCAATTTATGTCGCCAGACGACCAGTTTCAATATGACTCTTATTTTCAAAATATTAATTACAAGCCAAGCGTTGCAGAAATTGCTGAAAAATATGGTGTAGGTGTTAATGAAGGTGCAAGTCCAAAAGCAAGATTTGCTGCATCACTTGGATTTGATGAAAAGAACAAAGCTCTTGCAATTAAAAATGTATTATCAGATTTATACAAACAAGACATAGATGTTAGAGTTGGTAACAATACTGGTGAATTAGAATTTTTAAATCCTAAAACTGAAAAATACGAATTAGTAAACAAACCTGGTGTTGATTTAGGAGATTTTACAGGCATGGGTGGCGAAGCTATGGTTATATTACCAGATATAGCCGCAACAATTGCTGCAACTGTTTATTCTGGTGGTAATTTGCCAGTTGGAATTACTGCTGGTGCTTTTACTGCTGGTATAGCAGAATATGGTAGATATAAACTTGGTCAAAAACTTTATGGCATAAATGAAGATGTAACTGATGAACAATTATTAAACAGAGCTTTAATTGCTGCTGGAGTATCTGCTGGTTCTGCGGTTCTTGGTGTTGGTGCTGCAAAAGTAATAAAAGGTTTTGCAAATTTAGCAAAAGGTAGATTTATTAAAGGTGATGAAATTGCCGATGCTAAAATAGAAAGAGATATTATAAAAGCTGACGAAGTAGCAGAAAATATTAACAAACAATTAGATAGTGCAAAGATAGACTCTAATTTAAAATTTACATTAGCTCAAGCTGGTAACGATGCTGATATGTTAGCTGCACAAGCTGGTTTTGAAAATATTAATAAACTTGGCTATATGCAAGACTTTAAAACTTTTAATGTAAATCAAGCAAAGTCTTTAAATGATTATTTCGGTTTTTTAAAAAAGAAATTTAATACTACAGATGGCAGAGCTGGATCAGAGTTTGAAGCTGGAACTTTAATACAAAAAGTATTTTCACAAAGAAATCAACCAATACTAAAAAAATTACAACAAGAACAAGAAGCTGCTGAAACAGTTTTGGAAAAAGCAATTTTAGAATTGCCTGATGGTACTTTTAGAGAAACTGGCGTAGCAGTAAGAGGTGTAATTGATGATATTGCTAGTGCTTATAAAAAAGATGTTGATGCTGCTGCAAAACTATTAGACGAAGCTGGTGAAACAGAAGTTATAAATACAAATCTAATAAAAGACGCTATACAAAAATTAACAGATAAAGAAAAAGCCAATCTTATTAGAGTAAATAAAATTGAAGATTTATTTAAAGATAAAAAATTATTTCCAAAAAAACCATCTAAAGATGATTTACAGCTTAGTATTTTTAAAGATATTACAAGCGAAGCAAATACAATACCAGTCAATACTGTAAGAAACACATTAAGTTCATTAAAAACATTAATTAGAAATCAATCAAAAGGTTCTGCTACTGGTGAAACACCTGAAGTAGGGTCATTAAAATTTATACAAAAAACTCTTGAAGCACAATTAAGAGCAGATGCACCACAAATTTACTTAGACCAATTTGATAATTTTAATAAATTAGTTACAGAAAATAAATTAAGATTAAATAATGAAATTATTTCTAAATTAACATTAAGAAAAAATGGTAGTTTAGTTTTTGGCGATAACGATGTTTTTAAACAGTCATTTAAATCAGGTTTAAAATCTAAACAATATGCTGAAAATACTTATGATGTTATAAAAGATACTCCAGATGCGATGCTATCTTATAAAAATTCTATAAATGAATTGTATAAACAAAAAGTTATAAAAAACGACAAAGTAAATTTAGCAGCACATGAAAAATTTTTAAAAGATTATAAAGAACCTTTAGAAGTATTTTTAACAAAACCAGAAATCAATAAAATATCTAAAATAGGTGGTTTTCAAGAACTTGTAGATAATACAACTAAATTAAGAGAAACCACAAAAGCTCAACTTGCTCAAAGTTTTGAGGGCAAACTAGAGTCTATGACACCAGGTAACTTAGTTACTTTTATATACAAGCCAAATAAAATTGGTGAAATAAATAAATTAAAAAATATATTAAAAAAAGATCCTGAGGTATTTAAAGCATTTCAAAGATCAGTCTTAACAGATTTTAATGAAAGCGTTACTAAATTTGATAGCAATTTAGGGATGAACATTATAGATCCTAGAGCTTTTAGTAAATATTTATATGGCGGTGGTGAAAGAGGATATATCAGAGCTTTAGAAGAAATTTTTGATAATGAATTTGTTGGTAATTTAAGATTATTAAATACAGCTTTACAAATTACAGCTAGAAAAGCACCAGCTAGAGGAGAAGGTTTTTATGGTAGTGCTTTTTCTGATATTATTAGAGCAAGATTAGGTCAATTTACATTAGCTGGTAGATTATTTACTGCTGGAAGAAGAATTTATAAAAGTTCTGCTGAAAGAATTATGGCAAATGCTTTGCTTGACCCACAATCTTTAAAAGATTTAATAAGATTAAGAAAATTAAAAAGTAGCAGCAAAGAAGCAATTGCTATTTTAAGTAAACTAGGTGGTACAATCTTTATTAAAGAAGATTTAAAAGATGCAAAACCTATGGACTACCTAAAAAAATTAATAGGTAACGAAGAAGAAGTTGTTGCAAATGAATGATGAACAAAATAATTCTTTAGAAATTATAAAATTACAGGGTGAGATTAAAGTCATCCATGAAAAAATTACAACAATTAAGGATAATCACCTTACGCATTTAGAGCAAAAGGTTGATAATATTTATAAATTTTTATGGGTGATAGCAACGATAAGCCTATCAAGCTTAATAAATTTTGTATTCAATCTACTACAATAACTAAAGCACAAAAGGGTTTGATTGCTGAACACCAGGCAATAATTGATTTAACAAATCAAGGGTACTATGTGGCATTGGCCACAAACCCACAATCACCTTTTGACTTAGTTGCAGTAGATGAGGATGGCAACATAAGATTGATAGATGTAAAAACTACATCTTACAGAAAAAGATTTAGAAACAAGAATTGGGATAAGAAATCCTATAAAATTTATAGAAGTCCAACTGCAAAGCAAAAAAAATTAAACATAGAATTAATGATGGTAGACAATGAAAGTTAGTAGTGAATCTTCAATAAGTATGCCTATGAAGAATTTAATTTCTATCATAGCTGCTGTAGCGGTAGGAGTATGGGCATATTTTGGTGTAGTTGAAACTCTTAATAAGCATTCAACAGAACTAGAGTTAATGCAAAAAGATTTAGAAGCTAACTCAGAATTTAGAATTAAATATCCTAGAGGTGAGCTTGGCCAATCAAGCGGTGAAGCTGAATTATTTATGCTTGTGGAACATTTAAGCGGTTTGGTTGAGCAGTTAGAAATAGAAGTAAAAGGCATGAGAAACAATGCAGTCAATATAGAATTTTTAAAAACAAGAACAGAAAAATTAACAGAAGATGTTGAGAAACTAATTAGAAATGGAAACGGACACTAATGGTTGAAATTGTTTTTGCTCTTTTACTCTTGCAAGACCACAAAATTATAGAACACCGCTACCATGAGTCTTTATCAAAATGTTTAAAGGCCAAGCGTTTTGCTATGAAAGATAGAAGTTCAACAGATAGAGTTGTATTCAAATGTATACAATCAAAGGCAAACATAGAGGTATACATGGGTGAGAAAAAAATTACTTCTTTGATTTTAGATTGATGAAGAAACCCAACAAAAAACGCAACCCTGTTGCAAGACAACTCAAGAATTACAAAAAACAAGTTATTAAAAGTAAGAAAATTTATGATCGGAAAAAAAATAATGGTTTACTTGGATAAGCTTTTTTTAAGGTTTTTTAGTTATATGGATAAAGTGTGTGAAGATACAGCTAATCTAGTAATTAAAACACCAAAAAAAAATAAAAAAAAGAAATGCAAATCTTGTCATTGTAATTGTCATTGTTCAGATGACTTGCATAACCATTGGTACGATAAAGACATTTGTGTTTGTGAGGGTTGTCAATGCTAGGAGAAGATTATGAAAGTATTAGAAAAAATTGTTTTAGCCATAGAATGTTTTTGCAGAAAAATTTACTCAAAGGTTTGGTATTACAGAATAACACTTACAACAAATCTAAAAAGGAAAACTAATGTACGAAGAACTAAAAAGTGAAGTCAAAGAATGTGAAGGTTATGTAAATAAAATATACAAATGTTCAGAGGGTTTTGACACTATATTTTATGGCCATAAAGTTTTACCTGAAGATAACTATGAACATGGTGTTGAGTATCCAAAAGAATTAGGTGAGGAAGTTTTTGAAAAAGATTTCCAAAGAACAGTAGATGCTGCCGAAAGACTTATAAATAGTAGACCGATAAACCATGTAGCAAAAGAAGTTATTATAAACATGGTCTACCAAATTGGTGAGGGTGGCGTATCAAAATTTAAGAATATGTGGAAAGCACTAGACAGCGAAGATTATGTTGAAGCTAGTGTCCAAATGCTTGATAGCTTATGGGCGAAACAAACACCAGCAAGAGCTGGTAAGTTAGCTGGTAAAATGCGATCTGCAAAATTATAGGAGGTTACTATGTGGTTAAGAATAGCGGCTAAATTAGTTCCAGGTATTTTAAAAACTGGAATGTCTATTGCAGCAAACAGAAGAAAAACAAAAGAATTAGAATCTGTTGCAGAATTAAAAATGGCAGAACGAATGGCAAATGGCGAAGTAGAGTTTAAAAAAGCTGTTATTGATTCACATAAAGGAGATTGGAAAGATGAATTTTGTCTTATACTAATCAGTATCCCTTTGTTGCTTTTGGCTTGGTCTGTATTTAGCGATGACCCTAACATACAAGCAAAGATAGATATATTTTTTGATAAGTTTGCAAATCTTCCTATGTTCTACCAAGCTTTAGTTGTGGGTTCTTTCAGTACGATACTAGGTATTAAGGGTGTTTCTACTTTTAAGAAAAAGTAATGTCAGACAATACAGATTTAATTAACGAATATAAAGATCAAG